TAATGCGTTCTCGCATTTGCTTGATAGCGTTGTTATCTTCCTGCGTTTCTTCTACTGTATTTTCTTCTATGTTTTCCATTTTTCTCCTTCTCACAGTTTTTCTACTAGCTACATTATCCTGTGGTTAATAATGCGATAGGCGACAAATTATAAATTACGAACAAATGAGAATTGTCAGCCACTTCTAGCTGTTCAGATACTAGGCGAATTTTAATACGCAGCTTACACGCCAGTTATAAGCTGGAGGTGCAGCATCTATTCTAAGCCGACTCCTGCAAGGCTATAAGTTAATATTACCATATAAAAAATATAAATGTAAAGTTTAGGTTTAGATTATCCTTGAGTTAATCCTGTAACTCTTCCACCTTTTCTCGCTGCTCCACCTATAGGAGAAGATAATGATTCTTCTTGTGCTTGTAATCTTCTTACTCTTTCTTTTTCTTCAGCTGAACCAAACACTTGTGCTTCTACAAACTCTTCTATATCGTAACCTTCTCTTTCTGTCAATCCACCTGGTGTAACAGTTTCAGTTTCATCAATACTTTCTGGTTCAAATCTTCTAGCAAGTGTTGCTAATCTAGGAACTTCTTGTTCTGCAGCAGCAAATAATTGTCTAGCTTGAGCTTGTGTTAATCCTGCTCTTTCTAATGCTTGTACTTCATCAGCATTTAAATTAAATCCTCTAGCTTGTGCTTCTCCACCAATTTGAGCTTGAGTAATTCTTCCTTCTATAATTGCTTGACCAATATCTGGGTCAATAACAGAAGCAAGTATCTGATTATCATTTAATTCTAAATTAAAATTAGTAGCATAATATTCTCTAACTGCTGGAATGTTTTGTGTAATTCCATCACTTGCACTAGCTACTCTTTGTCTAAATTCATTTGGAGATACACCTTTTTCAATTAATGTAGCAAAAGTATTTTCAAAATAATCTTTATTCATTCCGTAATCTTCAATAGTTAAACCATAAGATTCTTTAACTGAAGCGTAATCAGATTCAGATAATCTTATAGTTCCGTCTATTCTTATATTTTTAGGAAAATAAGTTTCGTACTCTTCACTTTGTCTAACTGCAGATAATGCTACATCAGAGTTTTGATTTTCAGAATAAGCAGTAGCGTATATTCTTATTAATGATTCAGGCAACCAAGGTAATAAAGCTCTAGCTTCTTTTAAAAATTCTTCCATTACAACATTCTCCTAACTCCAGGTCCAAAAGAACCAACTAAACTATTAAGAACATCTTGTTGTATTTTTTTAGAACCACCATCTTGTAAACCAGCATCAAATAATAATTGATTAGCTACCGAAACATCATTAGCTTTAAGAACATCTTGGAATAAATTAGATGTTTCATCAACAGTACCTCCCCAAACATTAGTACTAAAACCTCTCCAAGGAGCAGCTATTTCTTCATAAGTCAAACCTTCTTGATGATTTTCTCCAAAAATTCCTTTCATCATATTCATCATTGTTTCTCTTATTTGTATTTCTGCATCTGGGTCATTTCTTACCATACCTGACCATTTATTTATTTGTGAATCAGAAAGATTTCCACCAAACACTGGACCCATTATTTCTTTAGCAAGATTTTTAACAAATGATTCACCTTCTCTTGTAGTATCATAATCTATTGAACCAGAAGTTATAAAATTATCTAAATCAGTATCTAAAGCTATATCTATACTTGGGTCTGCTAAAACTTTAATTTGGTCATCTGTGTATATATCAGTCCAATCTCCAGTTGTAAATTTTTCTCCTACCCAATTAACTAATTCATCTGAAGGATTGCTTATTCCTGCTTGTTGCATTAAATTTCTAATTCGTACTCTATCATCATCTATTTTAGATTGTGCGTCTGCAGGTAATCCTTTTACAAACTCTCCACTAGCAGATTGAGATAATAAAAACCAATCTCTTTGTTTTTGAGTACTACCTCTCCACCATTCAGTAGATTGCCATTCAGCATCACTAACTGTTCTACCTTCTAAAGTAGCTTCAGCTAATAATTCAACCATTTCTTCGTTATACAACCAAGGTCTAATAGCAGCTTCTTTAGCTACTGTATCAATAAATGAAACCCAAGGACTTTGTGATGGGTCATAAATATTTGGGTCTGAAAGTTCTAGTGCATCACCAAATCTTATAGCTTTAGACCATTGTTCAGAACTAGGTGTTTTAATGCTTGATTCAACTTCAGGAAATTCAACTGGTCCAAATATATTTTTTAAATCTTCTAAACTTGAATCATAATAAACTGGTATTCCACTTCCTGGAATGAAATATACAATATAGTATTCTCCATTAACATTCCAAAATTCAGCACCTGTTGGTATCGGAGCAACATCTCCTTCTTCAGCAAATCTTCCATAATCAAAACCAGTATATGGAGAACCATCTTCATTTGTTATAACAACTTCGCCTTCATCATTAGTTGAATAGTCTTTAGTATCGTAACTTGTGTTACCTGCACCAACTACACTTTCTCTTTCATTTTCTGGAGTTGAAGCATCTTCACCACCATAATCACCTTTGTAATCACCAGTTACTGCTTCTCCAGTAGTATGACCACCATATTCATCATCATAATTTATTTTATCTGCGTCTTTATAACCTTCTCTACCTGGAACTAAACCAGCCATTAACCTGTCATATTCGGACATATCTTCGCCAGGTCTTTTTTCTGTATTAGCTGTTGTTCTAGCTCCGTTAGGTCCTATGACTATTACTTGTGCCATTATTTATTTTCCTTTAATTGTTTAATTTTTTTTCGTACAGGTATTGTTGAATCAGCTACATTTTGATTTAAACCTGATAATGCTTGAGATATTTCTCCAAATATTTTTCTAAAAATTTTTTCTATTTCTAATTGTTGAACATTTATTGCATCTACATTAGGAACACGATTAGAAGAAACATCTTCTATAGCTCTTCCAGTGCTTATATTTCTTTCTTGGTATGGTGGTATTTCTTTTATAGGTTCTCTATTAGGTCTTTTTATTTCTGTTTCAAATCTTGCATCTTGATAGTTTCCTGCTTCTTTAGGAACTTGTGATTTATATTCTCTTTGATTAACTTCATCAAAATATGTAATTGAATCTAATATCCAATCATCTGAATCTAATTTATCTTTTATTATCAGAAGTTCTCCATCTACATCATTTTTTGTATCTAATGCAGTAGGGTCTGTTGTTATTTCACCAGAAAATTTTTTAACTGTTGTTTCATATAAATCTTCTAAGGCTTCTTGTTCGCTTTGACCTTCATTTCTTTTTTGCCAAAACAAATGTTTAACTAATATTGCAGCTTGTTCTATATCTAAAGATTTTAAAAATGTTTCAATATATTTTCTATCTTTAAATTGTCTTTCATCTTTTTTTCCTGGCCTATTATGACTCATTTGCATTTCTTGTTCTTTTGTCATAGGTGGTAAATCATACCCTACATCTACCATTGTTCTATATATAGCAGGACCCATAGAAGATAGGTTTGCCTGTACTAATCCAAATGAAGGAGACTCTGGGTCTTCAGCACCTTGAACAAATATAGTTTCTACTCCATCAACTTTTTCTCTTGATTCATATGCAAGTATAGGAGTCAATTCTGTAGCCATTTCTTCTGTAAAACCATTTTTTAATAATGCGTTATACATTCTTTCTATTTTTAACATCTCTTCTTTAGTTGCCACTAGCCACCTAATCCTTTTAATCTCATAACAGATTGTGCTATGTTACCAGCATTCATTCTAGCTACACGAACATCTTCTTGTCTTCCTAATACTCCAGCAAAATCTCCTCTTACTCTTTCAGCTAATTCTGCTTCAGCATCAAAAAGTGCTGGTGTTTCTTCAGTTATTGTTTTAGTAGTTCCTGCTTCTTTACCAACAATATTGACCATACCTTCTTCTTTATCAAATTCTACAATAGGCTTACCAGCAGTAGTTACTTCTTCAACTTTAGGACCTTCTATTCCTATTCTTGCAATGTCTTCATCAGTATAAAATTCTCTTTCTTCTAAACTTTGCAATATTTTTTCATAATAATTTCTTTCTTTATTACTAAAATTTATACCAGATGCTCTTCCTATTGCATCTACTTTTTGTAATCGTAATGATTTGCTTGAA